TTTTTTACACTTCCACTTACCATTTATTTGATTAGCCACTAAAGCAGAATCTGTATATATAATTGGATCTAATAAATCTGCCATTGAACAAATTAATAAACCAGCAATCACAGCTTCATACTCTGCTTCATTATTATTTCTTTTACCTAAACCTCTAGCAAACTGTGCTACCTTTTTTCTATTTTTATAGACGACGACAGCACACGCTGCTTCGCCAATTTTCTTCTGACCTTGACCTCTAGATGCTCCGTCACAAAAAACTTCGATATTCATAATTAATCAATTTCAACGTTGTAACTAATATTCAAATTTTTAGCCGAAGTAAAAATTCTCTCCTGCTGCTTTTTAGATGTGACTTGAATTGTTTTATATAATAAAAATCTTTCATTATTATAAACAACCTGAGTTGGAAAATCAATAGTAGATCTAAACTCTGAATAAAATTCAGTAGAAGAATTTACTGCCTTATAATGACCCATGAACATCGATACCCCTTAATATGTACTAAAATCAGATTCTAAATAAGAACCCTTATCTTCTCTAAATGAAGCTATCTGCATTGCCTGCACTTTGTCCATCAGTTTTCTTGCTGACTCTGAGGCAATTCTTGCAGAAGTCTCAATAGATTCGGCTAAGTCTACAATAGCACTACATGTAGTCAGAGCTGCGTGCTCAGTCTCTGCAGCTTCCATTGCTGAAGCTTCTCTTTGGGCTTCGTTTTTTCCGACACGATTAGCTTTGTAAACTCTTTTATAATTTCCTTCAAAAATCTTATATTGCGCTCTCGCTATCCCAGCGAATCTAGCTGCTCTTCCATATACGTTTGATGTTCTAGCAACTAATGAAGCAATATTTTCAAATCCCAAATCTACTGTATCAACTTCGGGTATTTCCACAAAGTATTTACTAACATTAGCAGTATCACTGTATGCATTGATGACTTCTCTTAACTGTGGCCCTAAAAAGTTATTTAGAGCGTTCTGTAAATCTTCAATTATATCTTTATCCAGCATCACTTCTCCATTGTTACGAGTGTTGAAAACTCATCCAATTCTAACTCAATAACTAAATCTCTGATCTTTAATTTTATTTTAGCCAAATGCTCTCTAATCGTATTCGGATGTTCATTAATCTTATTCGATAACTCACTAGATCTCTGACCATCAACGTATCTCCATTTTATAAGTTGTCTTTCTTGAATGGTGAGTTTATCAAAGGGTGGGCTGGTTCTTTCTCCCAATATCCAGAACTCATCTATTTTATCAGATGCAAGCATTTGTTCTATGCTGTATTCGACAGGATCTGCTTTAAAACCTATAACTGTTGCATTTTCTTCATCCTCACTTGAGGACTCGTCATCTAATAGTGGAAAAGTTTTTCTACCAAGTTGATCTATTAAAAATACATCTACATTCTTTTTAAGTAGGTAAAAGAAATAGCTATACAAAAATCCACTAAATGGAATTGGTCCCTTTCTTTCATATCTAGCAATGCATTGGAAGAAGGTCATATAAACGGTTTGTCTAATATCTTCCTCATCACAATACCTTCGGGACATATAGTGGATTCCTCTCATGCATTCTTGTACATTTTTCAATGTAGTATTATTAATATTATTTTTCATAAGAGAGAATCGTGTACCTGCATCTTTTATGAATAGGGAAACAAATCTTCGAATATCGTAATCCTGTAAATTATACTTGCCATGATAAAGTAAGGTAATATACTTTGTTAAAAAGTTATTGAATACTTTTAATAATTCAGATTGATGTTTTGCAGAACCAGTTTTTGCTTTAGCGATAAGTTCCTGCATTTCTTGTTCAGGCAGAGAATAGTACTGCTCTTTATAACTAGCCATATTAGCGTTTGCCTTCCCAATTTAGAATATATTCACTATAATAATCTCTTATATCTTCATAAAAGATTACTTGTGGAACTTCAATATCTGCCATGAATCTTTTGCCATCATTGTTATATCTACTGATCACGCAGGTAAACTTTTCAAATTCTTCTGGATAATATCTTTTAAATCTTTTAAGTTTAATTTTACTCTTATCATCCAAATATCCCTTAACTTCAATCCATTCATTATTTCTTGTTAAGAAAAAATCTGGAGTATAACCTTTCGTTCCCCTTTTAATTGGGAAAGAAAACACAGTAGGTTCAAACTCAAATTGAATTTTGTAGATATTCAAAACTCTTACAAAGTTTGCTTCCCAACTTGACCTAACGTTCATTTCAATGTCTTTCCTGAAACCAGTTTTTGTAAACTGAAAGGCGTTACCACTTTTCCTTGAAGTGACACCATCATTTTCAATAAGGGTGTTATCAATTTGCTTATTTCTAATGTTATTCAAATTAGGATGTTTTTTAAAAGAAGATTTTTCTAGAAAAAATACTTCTGGCTTGACAACTTCTAGATCCATGAGATATCCTTTATGTCGTGATGGATTACAGCCATTATACAACATTCAAATTAAATAATTCAATTCCGAAAGGTAATAAAATAAAATGATCACTCTAACTTCAATCGTCAATGGTGCTCTCCAGCAAATCAATGAGCAGATCATTGATGATCTGATGGATCTTGGTTACTCACATGATAACGCTGTTAAAGTTGTTACTGAGTTTGACGGATATAACTTTGCTGAAGATGCGAGCGCTAATCCTTCAGATTTCTGATAAACATTTAAAGTTAAACTAAAAAGGCTGGGGGGTTCGCCTCCCAGCCTTTTTAGTTATCTCTTATTATTCCTATAAACTCCAACTGGACAACTGCCAGAAGCTGCATGATCGCAAAACGAACATAGTCTTGTATTAGAAGTATGTTTAAACATCTTGTCATTGATAATTGTATTACATATATCTAATATTTTTAGTTTTACATTCTCTAAATCTTCTTTAGAAAAGAGATGACCTTTCTTTTTTCCAGATCTAAGATAGTGTAACTCTGCGTATATTTCTTTATCAGGAAAAATATTTGAAAGCGCTAATGCGTAAATCCCTAATTGAAGATTCTGAGGAACGGCTTTTTGCGAAAGTTCATATTTAGAAGTTTTATAATCTACAATTCTAATTGTTTCATTTTCAATATCTACTCTGTCAATAAAACCATTTATTCTATACGAGCCAATAATGAAGCTAAACGGCATTTCTTTATAATAGGTATTGAAAGATTTTTCTGAATGATCATCAAAAAAGTCATCTAGCATTGTATGCCCGGCATCGACTAACTCTCTAGGAATTAGTTTATCTGGATCCCACTTTGGAATTTGATTAATGTATTCAGTTTTTAGTTTCCTATAGTCTAGAAGCTCACCGTTATCTATGCAATTTTCTAGAGTATCGTGAACTATATTTCCGAGAGTTGCCGCAGGGCTAAAGACTCTAGGCTTTTTCAAAATATATGTATAGAAATATTTTGCCCTACATGAAGAATATGTATCTATTCTAGAATATGAAAAATCTTTTATATATAAAGATTCAAATGGTGTTACATCTTCGTTTCTAATAATTGCGACATTACTCATCATTGTCCTCAATTAGATTCCATTCAGAATCATATTCTTTTCCTAATTCATCAAAAAAATGTCCAGTATATACATTTCTCCATATACCTTCACTAATAGCAACCCATCCAGTGTCTCCAATTTCCATATGGTCGTCTTCACTTCTTGGCCAATTACTCATTATCTATCGCCACCATTTTAACTTGCTCAGAAATATTAAGAGTATAGTAATATGTTAAAAGATCATAAAGATTTTTTAACTCATTTTCAGACGCATAAAAGCCAACTACACCATGCTGTAGGAAATAGCCATCAACTTTTGGCTCATTGCTCCCATCAATTGAAGAGATCTCTGTTAATTTTATACTATTTAGTTCTATAGAAGTTCTCATTTTAATCCTTAAAAAGTATTTGACTTATACTGTATAGTATTTAGTCCTCTTGATATATTGATATTGGATTCCAATCTGGATCTCCAAGTTTTTCTCTAGTATCTTTTACGTAACTATCCCAGTCTCTTTCGTCTTCTGACTTTTTTTCATACTTGACTTCGCCAGCAAAAGGATTACTCTTAAACTTTGTTACTATCAATTTTCCAGTACGAGTTTTCCATCTTAAATTTCCATTTTTACAATCACAATAATCATCATTATCAGTTTCTATTTTTAGCTCGGGATCATATCTACCTGAACAACTATTGCAACGAGTGTACCTACCCTTATCACCGCATCTATTGCAGGACGAGCAAAAGTTCCAACACCATTTATGAGTTGGATTAACTGATGGATACTGATTCGACATATAAATTCTCCAATTTAAAAATATCATCTATTAAAATTTTTCCTGCATGAGAAGTATTTCTAGCAAACTGATATAAAACCTTTTGCTTATCTTCATCTACTTCTATTAATATAGGAATATCACCTGGGTGACTATTAATTATATCATATATCTTATCCAAAAACAAAACTGAGTTATCTTTAGATACTTTATAGAATTCTGATTTAGAAGTATTCAATAAACTTGTATCAATTTTTTCTGAACTAACAAATATTAATTTATATACTTGATTCTCTTCATCGCCTTCATTAGAAAGATATCCATTAGCAATAATGATATCGCCTTTATTAAAGTAGTCATCAGACAATTTTTTAGCTTCTTTAGGAAAGACTATAATTTCAATATCTGAAGATATATCTTCTAACATTAGCTTGAACATCTTCTGACCTTTTTTAGTCATGAATGGCTTAACTTCAGTTAAGATACCTCCAATTTTTATCATTTCACCAGAATTAAATATCGAAATATCAGCGATTTCGCAATCTATCTTTTCTGATAAAGAATTCCAAATTCCAGTAACTGGATGGCTACTTACGTAGATACCTAAACAATCTTTTTCTTTTTCTAATATTGAAAGTTCTTTTAATCTAGAAATATACCCATCATCTGGATCAACTAGATCATCAAATACGCCAGCCATTATAAAAGTTTCTAAAGTAGTTTTTTTCAGAACATTAGGACCACATCGTCTTAAGAAATCAAATATATTTCTATATGGCTGTGTATCATCTCTTGCCTCAACTACAGATTCGGCAATAGACACACCAATACCATCAATCGCTGATAATCCGAACACAATAGAGCTATCATCTATGACGTCAAAATCTACTACAGACTTATTGATAGATGGAGGCAACACTTCAATGCCGAGTTTTCTGCAATCAGAAAGATAGAGCGATCTCTTATCGAGCTTATCTATTGACGACATTAATGCAGCCATATACTCTACTGTATAATTTGATTTCAAATATGCTGTCACATAACTAACCATTGCATACGATGCGGCGTGCGCCATATTAAAACCATATCCACCAAAGTATTCAATATCAGAAAATATTTTGTTACCTAAAGCTTCATCAACATTTGAAAAGTCTTTACACCCTTTAACAAAGGCTGTTCTGATCTTGCCAATTTTATCCATCTGCTTTTTGCCAATTGCTTTACGTAAATCATCGGCTTCGGCTGCTGTAAATCCTGCTAAGTGTCTAGCAACTTGAAGAATATCTTCTTGATACAACATAATTCCTAGTGAGGCAGAAAGAATGCCCTCTAACTTTGGATGATCATATTTAATTTTTGATCTATTATGCTTACGATCAATATATAACTTATCCATTCCAGAACCCATAGGTCCTGGTCTATGCAATGAAATAAGTGCCATTATATCCTCAATAGACCTAGGCTGCAGGGCGACCATCATATTTCTCATTGATGGTGACTCTAACTGGAATACGCCAACACTATTACCCTTACACAGTTCATCAAAGGTAACTGAATCCGTTAAAGAAATCGTATCCATATCGATATCAATACCTCTGCGCTTTTTAACTAGCTTAATACAGGCATCGATCACTCCTAGATTTCTAAGACCTAAGAAGTCAATTTTGAGTAGTCCACATTGTTCAACCCTACCCATATCCCACTGGGTAATAATTGGATTATCTTCACCTTTTTGCATCACCGGTACATAGTCAGTTATTTCACCTCTAGAGATAACTACACCTGCAGCATGGATGCCGGTCTGCCTAATTGACCCCTCTAGACCAATTGCGGCATCAACTATCTCTTTAGTCTTATCGCTTTTATCATAGGAAATTTTGAACTCTTCAATTCCCATGCACTCTTTAATATTTTTAGAGATTCCCAAAACTGGTGGTGGAATAAGTTTAGAAATAGCATCCCCATCAGAGAATTCGTAGCCCAATACTCTCGCAGCATCGCGAACAGCTTGGCGAGCACCAACCCTATTAAAAGTGCAAATATGAGCAACATGATCAGAGCCATACTTCTGTCTGGCATAGTTAATCACAGAGTCTCTATGTCTATCATCAAAATCTAGATCGATATCTGGTGGAGATTTTCTTCCTTCAATAAGGAAGCGTTCAAACATCAAATTAAATTTGATTGGATCTAGATTTGTGATCTTGAATGCATAAGATATAATACTTCCTGCCGCACTGCCCCTACCCCAGCCTACAGTGATGTCATTATCCTTAGCCCATTGAACAATATCAGAAACTACTAAAAAGTATTCCGTGAAACCCATTTCTTTAATTACGCGAATTTCATATTCTGCTCGTTCAATAATGTTTTGGGGCAGAGGATTACCATATCTTTCATGCAAACCAGCCCATGCAAGTCGGTCAAAATACTCGATAGAAGACTCAGCAGTAGGTATGGGAAAGCTGGGAAAATATAGGTCACCAAACTTTAAATTTAGATCAACCATTTCATTGACAAGCATGGTATTACTTAGCCACTGGGGATCAAACTGACTTTCCATTTCATCATAAGATTGTAAATAAAATTTATCTCCATGGAAAGAGAATCTATCTTCATTTTGAAGAGTTGATGCAGTACCAACGCATAGCATTATGTCATGAAATCTTGCGTCGCTCTTATGCACATAGTGACAGTCACCTGTTGCAACAACCTTGGCCCCAATTAACTCTGCTATTTTCAGCAGAGAATTAAACACATATCGCTGCTCAGACAAACCGTGATCTTGTACTTCAATAAAGTAGTTTTCTTTACCAACAATATCTTGCATCTTTTTAGCAGACTGTAAGGCAAAGTCAAAATCACCCCTTAAAAGAGCCTGACTTACTTCGCTATTTAGACAGCCGCTAAGAACAATTAAACCATCTGAATGATCTTCAATTAAGTTGTGATCAATTCTAGGCTTTACATAATAACCCTCAAGGAAAGACCTAGACGAAAGTTTAATGATATTCTTATACCCCTGAATATTCTTAGCCAATACAGTTAAATGATAAGGTCCTCTTTGCTCCCACTCATTTCTGGCAGCTCCTGCTCTTTCTTCGGGATCTTTATCAAATCTAGTTTTTCTAGCCTGATAAAACTCAGTGCCAAGAATTGGTTTAACACCATGAGCCATACCGGCATCATAGAAATCTAACCATGAGTGTATATTCCCATGGTCAGTAGTTGCTAAACCTGTCATACCTAATGACTTAGCTCTATCAAAATACTCATCTATACGCCCATGCCCATCAAGGGTAGAGAAAATTGTATGATTATGTAAATTAGTCCAGTTCTTCATGCAATCCCTCTAGACCTATCAGATCCATCCAAAGCTTCATTTCTAATTTCCCTATATGTAATAATCACTACGCCACCACAGTATTTGCATGGCACAGATTGGCCAGATTGGGCGAACGGACTCCTATACATATAGGCTTCAGGCTGGTCTGACTTACATTCTGAACAGACACCTATGACATCATCTGGATTATTTATACTCATGATATTTCCTCATTTTTAATTAAATTAGTTTTATAACCAAAACGAATTGGAGAAGGTGCTGATTTTTCCTCTGTCTCAACATATCTATCGCCAATTACGGTCCATTTATTTCTCTTATCTAGCTGACACTCTCCACAGCCTACACCGGCAGAATTGGCTCGCTCACAAGTATAGGGTCTTCCACCTATCCCTAACTCTCTTCTTCTTATCCAATCCCTAATATGACTTTCGGATTTTTGGACATTATAATCTTTGCAGTTACTCAAAATTTCGTGCAAAAACTGAACTGAGTCCTCAGTATATGTGAGGATCGAACATAGGAATAATCTGGCCTCATGTTCTAAATAACCAGTTTCTTTAGCCTGTTTCAATAGTCTAGAAACTGCTGTACAGCCATTCAAAAGTCTGTCTTTAGTAAATTCTTTATTCTGATCTTCAACCTTTTTGAAGGCATTTGCTCCGTATCTATTGAAGTATGAAATGAAATCTTTAGATTTAATAGTATCTATTTCCATTTGATAACTAAACTCTCTAAACCATTCATTTGCTTTTGAATCGAAGGATATGTCTTCAGATTCATAAATATTTGAAACACTACAGAAGTTTTTAATTTCATTTATTGATGAATTAAAAATTATTTCCGATAATCTATTTTTAAACAGACCAGTACCTTGATGCCTACTGCCCTCAAGTCGCCACATTCTTCTGGCATCGTAAACAGAAAGATCCAATGATTCAATCTTCAGTTTCGACTTTAAAGTATTTGCTATATACCTAAAGATATTAGGTAAGTTATTTGATGGATTAATTCCTAATACTTTTGGATCGCATTCAATGTGGTATCCCTTTTTTCCAGTAAAGAAAATAGATATTGCCTCAAATGGGATATATCTATTCAGATAAGTAACCAACGTTGCGCAGTCAAAATATGACTCATCTTCATCTTGATTATCAATATCAAAATAAAGTGGACCAAATCTAGTTGATTCATCTATATTATGGTGATCGAAAAGCCAAATAGAAGTATAGAGACCAGTATTATTATACTGACCTCTAAAATATTCGATATCACCATATTCAAAAAGTGGCTCACCCAATGAATTCTTTAATCTAATGACTCTATCTAAATGATCTACATAATGTGCAATTTCAATGTATTTCCATTTTGATAGATATTTTGATGAATCTGTTTCAATCTTCATAGTATTTTAGTTTTGCACTCTGTATTTTCTATATTGCCAATTGGAACTGGATTATAGCTAGCAAAATTTACTGCCTGCTCTCTATAATAGATGGATTCTTTAATTATAACCTCTAAGGAATTTAACAATATATTTCTCTTCTTTATTCTTAATTCACTGTCCATCTTTTTTCCATTTTGGATTTATTAGTTCACTATCTTCAATAATTGTATGAAGTTTTGAGGCGATATTATCAGCAACGTGTAAAATATAATCCATATAAGTTATAGGCATAGTTTCTGGCACCGGCGACCATGGGCCAAGATGACATCTAATCAATCTTAGAATTGATTGCAAACTTTCTTCCCCAATGAAAAGAGTTGAAGAACTACTATCATTAACATAGCTTTTATCATAGGTAATGCAATTATGCACGAATTTATTGACGGTATAAGGATGCATTGGATCATATTGAAAATCATTTTCCGATTCAGATTCAATCCCTTTTGTTATATCGTGCAAAAGGGCTGCG